CGAAGCGGGGCGACATCTCCGGAATGTCCTTTGCCTTTGTGGTCGACGGCGATAGCTGGGACGACATCGACAGCGAGCATCCCACGCGCACGATCAGATCGATCAAGCGCGTGTTTGAGGTGAGCGCGGTCGCCTTCCCGGCCTACGAGGGCACGACCCTCGAAGCCCGCTCAGAAGGCTCGGCACCGGACGGTGCGCGCGCCTCGCTGGAGAGCGCGAGAGCGGCGGCACAAAAAGCGGCGGACGCCGAAAGGCGCGCAGCCGCCATCAAATCTCTTGAGAAATGGAGACACAAAAGATGAAAGACAAGATCAACGCCATGAGCCTTGAGCAGCTCATCGCCCGCGCCGCTGAGATCGACGGCACCGAGCTTAGCACCCTGAGCACCGACGAGCTGACCCAGCTCGATGAGGAGAGGCAGCTCATCCGCGTGCGCCTGGCCGAGCTCCGCCTGCAGGCCGCGCGCAATCAGGAGCAGCGCGCCTACGTCGCCGGCCTGGACAAACCCGGACACAAGCCGCCCGAGGATAAGCCCGCCGAAAAGCGCACTTATGACACTGCCTCCCCCGAGTACCGCAGCGGCTTTTTGAAGACCATGCTGGGCCGCCAGTCTGAAATGACCCAGGAGGAGCGCGACGCCATCTCCTACGTGGCCACCACCACCGACAGCACCTACGGCGCGGGCCTGCTGGTCAACAAAACCCTGATGGACAAAATCTGGGAGCGCGTCAAGGAGACCCACTCCATCGTGGCCGACATCGACATGCTCAGTTTCCCGGGCATCATCGATATCCCCATTCACACCCAGATCGTGCAGGGCGACGCGACCACCGTCGCGGAGAACGCGCAGAACGACGACGAGGTTAACCAGTTCATCACCATCACTCTTAACGGTCAGGACATCTCCAAGCACCTGTGGATCAGCTACGCGATGCAGAAGATGTCCATCGACGCCTTTGAGCCCTACCTGGCCAAGGAGATCGCGACCCGCATCGGCGACAAGGTCGCCAACATGATCGTGACCCAGATCCTGACCGACTACGACAGCACCAACAACACGATGAACTCCACCGCGGTCAAGGCAGCGAGCTACAAGGACATGGCGGAGCTTTTCGCGATGCCCACCCTGGGCGAGGGCCGCTTCGTCGTATACGGCAAGCGCGCGACCATCTACAAGTACCTGGTCGGCATGGTGGACACTACCGGCAGACCCATCTTCCAGCCCAACGCCCAGACCGGCGCGGAGAACATTCTGATCGACGCGCCTGTGAAGGAAGAGGACGCGGTGCCCGACAACGTGCTGTTGGTGGGCTACCCCCAGACGGTGGTCGGCAACATGATCCAGGACATCATGATCGAGAGCGACCGCGACATCGTGAAGCACAAGATCGTCTACTCCGGATATGCCCGCTTCGGCTGCAGGCTCGTGCAGCCCAAGGCCTTTGCCAAGTACACGGTTAAGCAGTCCTAAAAAAAGCCTTAAGCCCTTGCGGCTTGGCGGTGGGATGGCGGGCGGCTCCTTCCCGCCTCCACCTTAGACATAAGGAGTGACAAAAATGATTGACACGGTCAAGATGTCGATCCCGGTATCGACCTCGGCATACGATCCACTCATCGCGCAGCTGATCGAGGCCGCCGCGCGCGACCTGCAGATCGCCGGCATCCCCGTGGATGGCGTCAATGTGTCGGTGACCGCCGAAGATGGACAAATCACGGTCACCGACAACAGCACCCTCACGGACGCGCTGGTGATCCGCGCGATCTGCGCGTATGTGCGCGCCCACTTCGGCAGCCCCGACGACTACGACCGGCTGAAGGCCGCCTACGACGAGCAGAAGGCTCAGCTGCAGACGGCCACCGGTTACGGCATGGAGGATGACGATGTATAGAGCGGACGTGATAAAGCTCATTGCCGAGGATCCGCAGGCGCACGGGATGTTTGACCCCTTCATCGCGAGCGCCCGCGAGGTCTTTTGCGAGGTGACCAGCGTCGGCATGCAGGAGGCCTACACGGCCATGAGCGAAGGGCTGCACCCAACGCTCCGCTTTCGCGTCCGTGTAGCCGAAGACTATGCCGACGAAGGCTTCCTGGAGTATCACGGCCAGCAGTACCGCATCGTGCGCACCTACATGAGCGGCGACGGCATCGAGCTCTACGCGGAGAGGGTGACGGGCGATGTATGAGATGCTTTTGCAGGCATTGCAGCTCCTCGGCCTCCCGCTCGCGGAGGGCGAATGGGACAGAGCGCCCCAGAGCGGATCCTATCTGACCGTGGCACTGCATGGCGAGACTTCCTCCCAGTGGGCCGATGACCGACAGCGCCAGCAGGCCATCGGCGGCAGCGTGCACCTTTTCGCCAGAAACGGCGAGAAGTGCCAGATGCAGAGCGTGCAGGATGTCTTGTCCAGCCTCGGCATCAGCTGGGAGCTCGTCAGCATCCAGCACGAGCCCAAAGCCCACCTCGTGCACTACGAGTGGACGTTTGATCTGGAGGGTTTATCATGCGATCTTTGACCACGTTCGGGCTGGACGAGATGGTGGCCAACTTCGACAAGGCCGAAGCCGCCGCGCAGGGCATCGCCAAGGCGTCGCTCTATGAGGGCGCGGCCATCGTCGCGGACGCCATCCACGAAAGCCTTAACAGCATCCAGACCGAGCCCTTTCGCTTCGTGCCCGAGGGCGGCGAAAAGCGCCTGCCTTCGCCCGAGGAAAAGGCCGCCGCGCTGGCGGCCAAGTTCGGCGTCGCAAAGCATCACGCAAGTGGCGCGGAAGCCGATACCGTGGTCGGCATCGCCGGCAGCGGCTACGTCAAAATGGTGGGCAAGCGCGTCCCGGCGGCGGTGGTGCTGCGCTCGATCCAGTCGGGCACAAGCTTCATGGTAGCGCAGCCGGTCGTACGCAAGGCCATCAACCGCGTCAAGGGCGCGGCGGCGGCGAAGATCGCCTCGGAAGCCGAGGCTCGCATTCAAAAACTGTTTAAGTGAGGTAATAACCATGGCTATAATCGGACTTAGGCATCCCGTCGCCGCGCCGATCACCGCCGAGAACACCGGCGCGGAGCCGACCTACGGCACCGGCTTCGTAATCGGGCACGGCATCCAGGCGGATGTCACCTACAACACACGCGACAATCCCCTCTACGGCGACGATGTTACCATCGAAAACGACAAGGGCATCACCGACGCGGACGTGAACCTCGAAGTAGACGACCTCGAGGACGCGGTGCGTCAGGGGCTGCTGGGCGAGGAGGGCAACACCTCCCAGGAGTACATGCTCAAGGACAAAAACCCGCCCTATGTGGGCTTTGGGTACCTGCGCGTGAAGATGAAGAACAACGTGAAAAAGTACGAGGCCTTCTGGCTGTACAAGACCCAGTTCTCCATCGCGAGCGACTCCGCGACCACGAAGCGCCAGAATATCGAGTGGGGCACGCCCACCCTCAACGGCAAGGGCTTCGCCATCGACGTGGACGGCAGCGGCGAACCCGCGGTGCGCAAGCGCAAGGTCTTTGAGACTGAGGCGACCGGCATCGCGTGGCTGGACGCGCTGGCCAACATCACCGCCGCGACTACCGGCGGCAATACCACCGGCGGCAATACCACCGGCGGCAATTAACCGCATACGCAACCCAATCAGAACC